ATTATAAAGATAACGTATATATAATGGATACGTATAATAAACAGATTGACCCGGCTGCTCTTCTTGATGATTTGCGCGATATGTTTATTTATTGGCAGTGCATAAAATATGGTGCGCAAAAAGCTCTAGTTGAGAAGATGCTGAAATCTTTTATGAAGAAAAAACAACGTGATGAAAAGTTTTATGCTTCATGCGAAGAGCTTGGAAGAAATACCAAATTAAATAAAGAGTTCGCCATTAAGCAAATGCAGCCATGGTATGAAGGTGGGTATGTTTGGCATAATTTAAAATTAAAAGACGGCGAGCTTGAAGAACAATTAATTAGGTTTCCAAAGGCTAGGAACGATGATATTATTGATGCAGAACAAATGCTATTTGAGATTCTTAAACCATCTTCAAAGGTGGTTGACATTCGAGATTACGATAGAAACTCTATACATCTCTGGAAGCGAAGATTGCATCGTGTACTTGGCAAATTTCCGAGTGAATCGGGATATGGAGAGGTAAATTCACGCACATATTAATTTTAATCCATAACTTACAATAGATTGGATTCGATAATGGCAAAAGGTAAAAAAGAGAACGAACTTAAAGAAATAATTGTCTGGCGAGATCGCATAGAACGTGGGAAAAAACTGCGAAAAAAGAAAGTCAGTGAAGCTAAGAAATATATCAAATATTACAAAGGTCAGCAGTGGGATCCAAATTCAACTTGGAAAGAAAGGCCGGTAACAAATTTAATATTTGCTATGGTAAAGTCCCAGTTGCCATTTTTGTGTTTCACGAATCCAAAATGGTTTGTTACTCCAAAAGCAGGAAATGAAGAAGAAAAAGACAGAATAAAGAAAAATGCGGAAACCGCTCAAATATATTTAAATTACTATACCAATGAGAATTTAAAAATAGCTCTAAAAAAGCAAGTGCGTCTTGCTATTATTGATGCTTATTTCATATTTGGTTGTTTGAAAACCGGATATGTTGCAAATATGGTTATCAATGAGAATTATGGGAAACCAAAGATTCTTGGATACGACAAAGAGATCCCACTTTATGATGTCGATGATACAGGAAAAGTAAATATTGATACAGAAGAAGAAGTAATGCTGAATGACAAGTTTGTCTCTAGGAGGATTTCTCCTGCTTCTTTGATCTTCGATACAGAATGTCCAAATTATTTTGAAGATGGAAGATACATAATAGAGGAAATATCGTTACCACTTCAAGATATTTTGAATGACAAAAAATACACCAACACAAAAGGTTTAAATCCAACATATATGGTGAAACGTGGGCTTGATCTTTCAGACAAAGAAATGTCTGGAGAAGAATATACAGAACTTCAAGAAGATTTGAAAAGAGTAACTTTGTATGAAATATGGGACATTGAACATGATAAATTGAAAGTTATTGCAGAAGATCATGATAGCTTTTTAAGAAATGAAAAAGTTCCAAATGGTGTTGAAAGTCACCCATATACATTTTTACAATACAATGATATTCCAGATGAGATATATCCTCTTTCAGATATTAAAGCATTGAAGTCGCCACAGGATGAATATAATAAATCTAGATCTATGGTTATGTCACATGCGAAAAGATACGGGAGGAAGTATGGTTATATAGAGGGATCAATTGATGAAGCGGAATTGAATAAAGTTGAAACAGGAGATGACGGAACCTTATTCAAAGTGAAAGAACTCCCTCTAGGAAAAGTTATGGAGCCATTGCAAGATGCGCCACTTGACACAGCCATATATACGAACCTAGAGCAATCAAGGGGTGATTTTGATAGACTTGCTGTTACTAATGAGGCAGATCGTGGGGTTATAGAAAGAAGAAAAACAGCGTATGAAGCAAGTAAAGTTTATGGTTCTTCTGATTTAAGGAAAGAAGATAGACGTGCACAGGTAGAAGATTTTATGGGAGAAACGGGTACGAAACTTTTGCAATCAATGCAAGCTAATCTAACGGCCCAGGAAGCTGTCCCAATTGCTGGAAAAGCGCGAGCTATGGACTGGATACAAATTGATAAAGCAAATCTCGAAGGGCAATTTACTGTTAAAGTAGAAATTGGAAGCATGACAGCAAAACTTCCTGAGAATGAGAGAGCGGAATTTGTTGGTTTCATGCAGAGTTTGTCGCAGTTTCCTCCCGATTTGGTGCAGAGGAAGGTCAACATAGACTCGCTTCTTGAAGCGATACCGTCAATGTTTCCTGCTTTGGAAGATTTGAATCTTTTAAATTCTCCAGAAGTACAAAAGAAAATAGAGGACGCACAAAATAAAGAAAAACAAATTAAGATGATGTTGGAACTCGCAAAACTACGTGGTGGTTCTCTTGAACGACCAAATAAACAAGAAGGGACTGGGGCTGGAGGGCCAGTGTAATGCCGATATACGAATACCTTTGTGAGAATTGTGGAGCAAGACAGGAAAGGTTTAGAAAGGTTTCTGAATATAACAATTCTGTTTTTTGCATTCATTGTGGAAATAAGTGTAAAAAACTTATTTCAAAAATGAATATGAAAATTTTTGAACCACAAGTTGTTGGTGCTACAATAACGGATGAATCTGGTAATGATATAAACCAATTTGTTAGGAACAAATCTGAGCTAGTCGATGCAATAAATAGATATAATGATACGAGTAGAGCATCGAAAACTGGGAAGGTAGCATTATACGAATGATATATAAATGTAAACATTTTGGAATATTTGAATTAACTGATCCAGTAATGTATAGATGTAACGGTGATAAAGCATTCGCATTTTTTACGGATGAAATAAAAAAGTCTATTGATGCTGTCCGTGATTTTTTCAATAGACCAGTGACTGTTAATAATTGGATATGGGGTGGAGATTTTCAGTGGAGAGGGCTTCGTACACATTATTGTACTATTGGATCAAATACAAGTCAACACAGAATTGTTGGTGATAGACTTTGCAATGCTTTCGATTTTGATGTTGATGGTATGTCTGCCGAAGAAGTTAGACAGGAAATAATAAAAAATAAAGATATACCGTCATTTAAATATATTACAAGATTAGAAAAAGATGTGAATTGGGTTCATATGGATTGTAAACCTTTGGATGGAGAAGAAAGAATTTATCTTTTTAAGGGGTGATATATATGGGGATTCTCAGTAATTTATTAGCTGGTGGAGTCATTGAAGGAGCAAAGGGTATTGCTGAAATTGTTGATAAATTTGTTGAAACTCCAGAAGAAAAAGAAGCTGCCAAAATAGTATTTCATAAATTGCAGCAACGTCCAGATGAAGTTCAGGCTGAGATCAATAAAATTGAAGCGGGACACAGGAGTTTGTTTGTTGCTGGCTGGAGACCAGCTATCGGCTGGATATGTGCTACTGCTCTCGGATGGGGGTGGATTGTTGCTCCTGTATTACAATTCTTCTTTCCTGAAAACGAAATGCCTGCAATAGAATTGGGACAAGCTATTTCGCTAGTTATGGCTCTTTTGGGTATGGGGGCTTTACGTACTTATGAAAAACAGAGTAAATTAAGTAAATAAAAAGGAGAATCGTAATGTCAAAAATATCAGAAGGATTTTTAAGTGAGGATGGGCAAACTTATACATCGTTTGTAGAAGATGATCGCAAGGAAATTATCGAAGATGTTGATGATAATGGGGATAAAGTCGTAAAAACTGATGTTGATAAATTGTTAGATAGTGTCAAAATTGACGAAATACCAGAAGGACAAAGAGAAACATTTAAACAATTGGCTGAATCTGTAAAAAGTTTAAGAGCAGAATTAGATTCAACAAAAAAGGAGTCAGATAAAACTGCAATTTTGCAGCAATTGGTAGAGAAAATTGGTCAGCAGACTATAAAAACCGAAACTCGTGAAGAGCAGAGGAAGAGAGTGGCCGATCAATTGAAATTTGAAGATGAGGAAAAAGATTATTATGCTCCGCATCTTAAAATGTTAGCATCAGCTATTGATAAGTTGATGGATAATGTTGATGGAATTGGCAAAAAGTTTGAGGAAGACAAAAAGAGTACATTTGTGAAAGATGTACAAACATTTATCAAATCCAATAAAATTCCTGATCCTGTAATTAAGAAGATGGATGAAATCGCTAAAGAATTTGGCCCAGGTGCTTACAACAATTTAGACAAATTGTACAAATATGCTAGGGTTGAACTTGGCATAAAAGATAGTAAGCCCAATAATGATACGGCCAATAATGGCGGCAGGAGGAATGTTGTTGAGTTTGGTGGTAAGCGTAGAAGTGATTCAGTTGTTGATACAAAACCTGCAAAGACCATGCAAGAAGCGTGGAAACAAGCAGAAGAACAACTGAGTGAAGTAGATTAGAAATATAATAAAACAAAAGGAGAATTAATATGGCCGTAAACTCGATTACATACAACTTTGATGATCTCTTGTCCACAACTTGGATGAATTATCGTCACCAGTTGTATGATAATATTTTCAACGCATGCCCGTTTTTTTATTGGATTCATTCCAATGAAAGAAAACGGGTTGAGGATGGTGGCGAGAGGATAGTTATTCCTTTGGAGTATGGTAAAAACACAACCATTAAATCAATGACAAGCGGTTATGATGTTGTTGACACGACTCCGCAGGAGGGAATGACATCTGCATACTACCAGTGGAAGGAAATAGCTGGCTCAACGTCTATTTCAAATAAAGAACTTGCAATGAATCAGGGAAGAAATAAAATCCTTGATCTTTTGCAGAAGAAAGCCAACAATACTGAGATGTCTTTTACCGAAGTCATTGAACAGATGATTGTAGGTGCTGTGTCTGCAGGCAATGGAGGACATGATTTGAGTCCTCTATACACGCTTGTATCAAAAGATGGAACAGGAACTATTGGTGGAATTGTTGCTGGTACTTATACGTGGTGGAAAAACCGCTATAAGCAATCCGCTGCAACAACTTTTGAAACATTTATTAGAGAGATAGCACATCTCTATAATGAATGTTCACGTGGTGGTTCCAAGAATGGCAAAAGGAAAGCCCCTGATATGATTCTTTGCGATCAGTATTACTATGAAACATATATTGGTGCTGCAAGATCAAAGGGTCAGATCATGCTCGTTAATGAGCCTGTTGCTAATCTTGGATTCGGTGGGGCCAAGTATCTAGGTGCAACTTTGATGTGGGATGAGTATATGCCTGATATATATACAGGCACTGCAAATACTGCTCCCGATTCATATTCACCTACATACAGTTCTGGAATGTTCATCAACTCTGAATTTCTTGAGTTTGTTGTTTGTAAGGGGCAGGATTTTGTTGTTGGCCCGTTCATTCAGCCGGAAAATCAGAAAGCCAAGACATCAATACTTTATTTGATGGGTGAAATAGTGTGTTCAAATAGGGCGAAGCAGGGGTCGCATCATAAAGTGCTGTTGACTACCATTACTTCGTAATATAAACAATTTAACAATACATATATGGAGGATAAAAATTATGTTGTTCAGTAGAATCAATAAGACAGACCCGGAAAAAGTGTTTATTGTTGTCAAGGCTGGAGAGGCTCTTCTGCAGGGAAGGCCAGTTTGCTATCATTGGACTGGAACAGATGATGGTAAGATTGGATGGTTGGCCGATGCTGCAACGGATGGGCCTTTGGTTGTTGGCCTTGCAGATGCCGCCATTGCATCAGGTGCTTACGGATTGGTGCAGTGTTACGGGTATCGTTCCGATGCGCAGATGATTATGGCTTCCGATGCGGCTGCCAATTGCGGGGCAGTGATGGCAGTTGCATCAGCTTCGAGTGGACATCTTT